GTTAGCGTGGGAGCAGGTGCAAAAAGGAGTTAGTTGCTATTCGTTAGCAAAATCATTAGGAGTAACTACTTCTGCCTTAGAGTCACGTTTCGTTCGGTACGGCTATAAAACGTCTGAAGGAAAATCAAAAGTCTATAAGAAAATAAGTTACCTAGAAAAGAGAGAGACAAATGAGCAGTAATCTATTGGAAAAAACAAAGGTTGAAATAACTGGGTGGGAGACTATCTTCTTTCGTGTAGCAATCCCTGATTTAGAACAAGTGACTATCACTGCCCCTCATGGATGGGATTGGCAGAAACACGCACCACTAGATACTAGAAAATTCATAGTTAAAGAACTTGATTATGACATGAGGGGTAGCAGTACAGAAGCATTACGTCTATCAAGAATTGGTGGAGTTTATTTCTTAAAAGGAGATAAACACGCAGGTGCAAAAGTAGCCTCTTTAGTAAATGGATTTATTACTAAAGAAGTTATAGACCAAATTCCTGACCGTATATGGAAGTACGGCAGAGACTATTTCGATAATGAAATAACGCCACGACTTCAAGAGGTTCTTAAAACTGGAATAGTTATAGGAGATGGAAATGCCAAATTGGTGTAACAACTTCTTAAAGATAGAAGGTTCTCCTAGAGAACTTACTAAGTTGATGAAGTATGTAGAACTCACTCAAAGTGAGGAAACAGAACAACACTCTGCCTCTCCTTTCTCCTGCCAAAGAATAATCCCTAGACCAGTTGAAAAAGATGGTGAGTGGTATTCGTGGAGCATAGAAAACTGGGGAAGTAAGTGGGATGTATGTGATGTTGATAGAAAAAGTAGTTGGCTAGAAGAAGGTTTGCTTATTTACACTTTCGATACCGCTTGGAGCCCTGTTGTACAGGTCATTGAAGCACTCGCAACTAAGTATCCTAAATTGAAACTCTTTTACCAATACTATGAGAGTGGAAGTGACTATTGGGGAGAAAACACTTACAAAAATGGAAAGGAAACTTCTGCCATAGATGGCTCACTTAGTAGTGCTATTTGTGAGAAGCGACTAGAACTTGAAGGAGACCACCATTGGTGTGACGAGTGCTATGAGAGTGTGGAATGTGAAGGTACAGAGACACCTGATGTATGCCGAAGTTGCACAGAAGAAAACGCAAAAGAAGAAAAGGAATTAAACGAGTTGGAGAAAAGTCTATGGGAAGGAGAAGTAGTTGAAGTTTCATAAGAAAGAACTAAATGGACTAAGTGTCTATGCCTCTCCTAAAGAAGATGTATGGGTGTACAAAAATGGCGAAGGCAACTGGGCATGGCAATACTTCGAGAGTGACAACTTCATAGACGGAGATGATTACAGATACAGAACAAAGGCAGAAGCACAAAAAGCGGCAGAAGATTGGCTTATAGAAAGAGAAAGAGATTTAATACTAGAAAACTTACTATGGGAAAATTAAAAGGAGAATCAAAATGTCTGAAACAATCGCACTTCCTAAAGAAGTTAATGCTCAACGAACTATTACTTACAGAGTTGATGATGAATTTCTGAAGGAGTTAGCAGAGTGTTATGAAGTAGAAGTATCCGAAGTAACTCTTGAAATGCTTATGGACTATGTTAAAGAAATAGCATGGGAAGATATAGCGTATTCACAATATGGAATTATATTTCTAGACGAAAATGGAGATGAAATAAATGTCTGAAACAGTAATAAAGATAGTTAAAGAACAAGGTGTACGAAAATATAGGTTGGCTATTGAGTTTAATACTGACCGAGTTATTAGCAACAGAGAAAAAGAACTATTGTTAAGCCAAGTAGCAGAAGCCTTAAAGAACCCTAAAGACTTCAATGTTATTAAGAAGGAGAATGGTGTAGAGATAAAGCAAGAAGTAACTGCTACTTATCGCACCATAATAATCCATAAAGAAATTACCTACCATGCAGTACCTAATAGCAAAGAGGTGGATACAAATGTATAAGCGCAAATTCAAGTGGTGTATAGAGATAACAACGGCTCTCTCAGACCCCGATTGTCTCTGCTGGTATGGGCTATTTAAGACTAAAAGGAAAGCAAAGTCAGAAGCAAAAAAGTTAGAAAAAATGAATAACAAAGAGAACTATGACTTTATCTTTAAGGTGGTTTCACTTGATGAAGTGGAGTCTAAGTCAGAAGAACGGAAGGAGAGGGCAAGAGACTATGAGTGGTGACAGCCCGTATGACGGAACTCAACTATGCGCTCAGACAGACCCCGAAGTATTCTTCCCAAAGAATAACTTTAGGCGTAAAGAAGAAATCAAATTAGCGAAAAGTATATGTAGGAAATGCCACTTACTAAAAGCGTGTAGCAACTATGCCAAGACTCAGAGAGGGATATACGGGGTATGGGGTGGCAAGATGTACGATGGAACAGGGTATGAAAGCCCTATATCGGTAGTGTCCAATGGAATAGTTATAGAAAGGGAAGTGGCTTAGATGTTTGGTGATGATGGGTTTATATGGGTGCTAAACGAAAGAATGGTAGAAGGTATGGATGAAATCGAAGTTAGTTTCTTAGTAGAAGCATTACAGAGGACTTACGATGAATACTCTAACTAAGTCAATTCATGCTGGTATTCAATGGCAAGAGGAAGGTCAAGAGTATTACTTCAAGTGTTCTGCTTGTGGGCATGACCTATACGCACCCACGCTAAAGACGATACAAAAAGCAATACCTAAACACACTAGGAGTAAAGAGTGCTTAGGCGGTTACTGAAAAAGAAGGATAAACTTCTTTAAGGGGCAGGTAGTCAATCCGACTATCTGCCCCTATTTTTTTGTCCATTAAGTTACTCGCCAGTAACTTACTCGCCAGTAGCGTGTCGGTTCGCAAGTTACTCACCAGTACGGTAAGTTACTCACCAGTAAGTTACTCGCCAGTAGGAAACGGGGGTTACCCATAATGGCTTATGTAATAGAGCGCAATAAACGCTACACAGGCTATTACAGAGCAGACGGCAAGGTTAAGTCTGCTGGTACTTTCAACTCTAAAGCGAAGGCGTTACAGGCTGGTCTATTAGCCGAAGAAGGCGCAGATATACCACTACCAAAAAAGAGCGTATTGCTGCCGGATAATCAACCTACACTAAACAGTTACGCTAAAGACTTATTGACTAGAACAGATGTTCGCCTAAGCACAAAAAAGACATATCTCATTCTGCTAAAGAAGTATGCCCTACCTAAAGTTGGTGATACACGCATCTCCGCAATCAAGAGACAAGACATCCGCCAATTACTTGAATCCTTAAAGAAGGAAGGCGTAAGCCCATCTAATTTATCCCACCTCAAGACGGCACTAGGTTACTTATTCAGACAAGCCGTAGAGGATGAGTTGATACCAACCAATCCCACACACCGAATAAAGACACCCGTACAAAGACCCGACCCAACGTACACGCTAGAACCTAAAGACTTTCAAGCCATCTTAAAGAACTTACCAACAGAAGGCGCACAGTTATTTGCCAGATTTCTCATAGGTTCTGGGTTGCGATTTGGAGAAGCCACAGAACTAAGAGTTAAAGACTTTAACTTCTCTGCTAAAGAAGTCTATGTCAGAAGAACAGTTGCTGATATAGGCAAAGAACTCAACCGAGGTAAAAGATTTGCGGTGGTTGAAGCGACCAAGAATGGCAACAAACGAACCGTAGTCCTAAGCGAAAACCTCATAGCCGAGGTAAAAAAATTTGTCTCAGTAAAAGCCTTAGCAAAAGACGACCTAGTCTTTTCAAAGAACACAGTCTTAACACCAGGTAAACTAGGAAGCCCTACCAAAAGGACAGGGAGAAAGAAGTCTTACACAGTTGGAAGCAGAACCTTCCAGCATGGAACTACCTATGCCTACAATGTGGGTGGTTGCAGGTGTGTAGACTGCCAATTAGCGGTTAAGGAATACCGCCACCAATACAGAAAGGACAAAGCCAAAGGCAAAGCAGAAAGCCTTAGCAAAAGCGAAAGCAAAAGCCAAAGCCTTAGCAAAAGCGAGGACTATCTGCCCCGTGACAGGTGGAGAGCCACTTGGAATGGAGCCATAACCACGTCAGGTATTGGCTGGTATCCCAAAACGCACGACCTAAGACACGCTAACGCCACTATTCTTCTAAAGAATGGCGTAGATGTGCATGAAGTCAAAGAGCGTTTAGGTCATCAGTCAATCACAACGACAGAAAGGTACTTACACCGAGTACGTCACCAGCAGTCAAAGGCAGCCGAGGTTGTCAATGACTATTTGGAGTAGTGATAACTATGAAACTAACAACAAGAGGAAAGGTTGTTCTAGCGTCAATGTTCACAAGCCCGATTTTCGCTTTTGTAATCGGACTTGGAATAGCAACGCCAGCAATAGCCCCCGAACCAGCCCACGCACTTATGGTCAAGTCATTTGCAGGAGTTAAATACCTCTCTGACACACGCCTTGTTCAACTACTAAAGGTAGTTGGGTTTAAGGGAAAGCACCTAAAAGAAGCATGGGCAATAGCAAAGAAAGAGTCTCAAGGTCGTCCTTTAGACTACAACGGAAATGTGTACACAGGAGACCACTCCTACGGACTATTCCAAATCAACATGATTGGAGAACTCGGTCCTGCTAGACGTGCCTATTACGGGCTAAAGTCTAACAACCAGTTGTTCGACCCTATTGTTAACGCCACAGTTGCTTACAAGATGAGCGATGGCGGGAAGAATTGGGATGATTGGAAAGGTACAAACCAACCTATAGTCCAGTACTACATGTCAAAATATCCTTACCAAACTACAGCAAAGAGTTCGGTAAGCCTCACACATAAGGGGGAAACAATGAACGCAGACTATGCAAAGCCACGTTCTATGAACCTAACTAAGCCTACTCATAACAAGGTAGCAACAAGTAAATAAACAAAAGCAATAGCAAAAGCCCCACTAGTCAAGTATTAGTGGGGCTTTTTGTTAGGCTAAAGACATCAATCCATATAACGAAGTTTTAAGTCTTTGTACTTTTCTTTAGAAACAATCTTTGGGTCAACCCACCAATCCTCAAACTCTCGTAGAGGCCATCCAGGTGCATCAACCATCACGTTTTCCACAGCCAATTCATACCCTAAAGAAGTTAGAAGTTCTTTTTGCTCCTCTTTTACTGCTTTGTTTTCTGGGCCGTAGTACAAG